TCTCCCGACGGGATCACTCGCCGCCGGTGACCTCATCGACGTGCTTCTGACCCCGGGGATCGTCGCCCCGTAACCTGAGAGGAGTTGAAAGATGCCTGTGTACAACCCCTCAGGTGGCGGCAACGTCCACATTGATGAGGTCCTCACCAACATTTCCATCGCGTGGCCGAACATGCAGAACTTGGCCGGCTCGCGGCTGTTCCCGGCCGTCACCGTTCGCAAGCAGTCGGACAAGTACTACATCTTCGGTCGTGAGATGTGGCTTCCGGAAGCCGGCGACGTGCGTGCACCTGGCTCGATCGCCAATGAGATTCCTGGCCTCCAGGTCTCGACGGACACCTACTACGCACAGGAGCACGCGCTCCAGGTGCCGGTGACCGACGAGGAGCGCGAGAACAGCGACTCTCCACTGGCGCCTGACCGCGACGGTACCGAGCTCGTGACCTCTCGCGTGATGCTGGGTCGCGAGGTGGCGATGAAGACGCTCGCCACGACCGCTGCGAACTACGCCTCGACCAACACCGTCACGCTTTCCGGTACGCAGCAGTGGAACGACTACGTCAACTCGGATCCGATCTCGGACCTGCGCACGGCGAAGTCCGCCATCCACTCGCGCATCTTCTTCGAGCCGACCGTCGCCGTGATCCCTTACCAGGTCATGACGAAGCTCGAGGATCACCCGGACTTCCTCGAGCGCATCAAGTACTCGGAGCGGGCCATCTTCTCGCCCGAGCTGCTGGCGGCTGTTCTGGGTATTCCCGAGGTGGTCATCCCCGGTTGCGGCATGAACACTGCCAACGAGGGTCAGCCTGCGACGCTCGGCTACGTGTGGGGCAAGGACGTCATCCTTGCCTACGTGCCCGGTCGTGCTGGCCTGAGGATTCCTGCCTACGGCTACGAGTTCACGTGGGGCCGCCAGTTCGTCGACCGGTGGCGTGAAGAGCAGCGCGTGTCGGATCTCATCCGGTGCCGTCGGCGCTACGACCTGAAGCTCACGGCCGTGGGTGACGCTGGTACGGCGGACGCCAACAAGTCCATCGCCGGCTACCTGATCAAGACCGCGATTGCGTAAGGGAGTATCGACATGGCCAAGGGTTGGAAGGCAACAACCAGAATCCAGTACGGCGCTGCGGATGGGACCGTCAAGATCTTCATGCCCGGCGATCCGGTGACTGGACTGAGCAAGGAAGAGATGGCCCAGCTCTGGGACGCCGGCTCCCTGGAGGAGGCCGTGGTGACTGACTCCGATGAGTCAGCGTCCGCCGCAGCAGAGACGGGTGGCTCGACAGCGACCGGGACACCCAAGGGCACTGAGGGTGGGGGCACCGAGGGCACACCGGCTGCCTAAGGTGTAGTGAGACGGGCCGCAGATTCTTGGGGACGGAGAGTCTGTGGCCCGTCGCGGACTTAGTGCAACGTGGAGGAGGAGTCCATGGCGCGAATCTCAGTGGCAGAGGCCCAAGCGTGGGTAGAGGGAACCAAGTTCACCTTTGAGAATCCCTTCAACGACCAGAACTTGGCGCTGCTCGCAGAGATCGAAGAGGAGATCCTCGCTCGCGTCCTTCCTGCCTACCCCGACCAGTCGACATGGACTAATGAGACAACCACTCCGAAGCTGATTCGTGTGGCGATCGCCAAGATGTTTGTGGCGTGGGCTTATCGTCGTCAGTACAGCGAGTCGCTGGGTGAGGGTGACGCAGCCTATGCCGCTTCGCTGGAGGCTAACGCCACAATCATCATTCAGGGTCTCGTAGACGGATCGATCGACGTGCCTGGTGTGACGTCCAATATCGGTCCAGTCTTCTATCCCACAGATGCATCGTCTGCGATGGAACCTACACGCGATGACCCTTCGCTGGGTCCCGCCAAGTTCTCCATGGGGATGGTGTTCTGATGGCTGACCCGATGATCACGAAGCACCAGATCATGCTGGCACTCGGTGGCATGCGCTTCGATCGTGACCTCGATGTCGGTTGGCAGATCACACCTTCAATCGGCATCGTAGCTAAGGACATCGACAGAATGGGTTTGGCTCTTGCATCATTCAAGGAGCCTCTGGAGAAGTCCATCAAAGATGTCATGATGCCGTCCATTCGAAAGAACTTCGAATCTGGTGGCCGTCCCGAGAAGTGGCCTCCACTTGCTGAGTACACCCTGCAGGTGAAGGGTTTGGCAGGTGTCGAAGGCGGCGACAAGCCACTGATCAGAACTGGTGCACTGCAGCGCGGTGCGTCCTCGTTCAAGATCTGGGACATCGGCAACACTAGTGCCACGGTGCGCAGCTTGCCTGACAACATTTGGTATGGAGCTATTCACCAGCAAGGATCAGGTGGCTTCGCTCCGTTCGTTGCCAAGGCCTCCAAGTCGCTAGGTTCGAAGGCAGGTGGCTTGGCAGTCCTCAAGCAGGCGTTCAAGCTTCTGGATGAGGCACGGGGTTCCGGCGGACACAAGGCCGTCCAGATTCCACAGCGGCGCTTTATCATGTTCCAAGAGGATGACATCGACGACATCCAGGACATCTTCTACCTGTGGATGGTCAAGCAGACAATTGAGTTCGGGAGGTTCTCACGATGAGTGCCCCGTACGCGTTGTCTGATAGCACACTTGAGGTCGCACAGAGGTTCAAGGCGATCCTTGAGTCTGTCAAGGCTGAGATGGGTCTGCAAGATGTTTGGTTTGGCGACCAGCTACTTGTGCCTAGGACACCGTGCATATGTGTGGAACCCGGAACTGAGCGGAGGCAGCTCCAGGGTGTGCCAGACATGACACTCATGCAGATCGAGACAGGCTTCTATCTCTACCACTCAAAAGTTGATCGTGAACAGCAGCTCTCGAGGGTGGAGTGTAATGCTCTTGCCCAGCGCATCAAGAACTACCTGCACGTGAATCACATCCGACTGTACAGCGATGCTACGCAGACACGTCAGCTGACCATCCACGGCTTCTGTACGCTGCTTGACCCCGGCTACTCGTACCGTCAGGGCACACTGTACAACGCAGTGCAAATGGTTTGGACTAGCACAACGAAGACGAGCCTTCAACGGCTGGCATAGGAGGCACCATGAAGTACCAACTTGCGTCGCGGCGCGAGGAGGCTGTGACCGTGGACGGTCTCGGTGTCCTCCAGCCCGGCGAGACCTACGAGGTCGACGAGCAGGCGGCAGAGAACTTCCGCCTTTTCAGGGGACTGTCACTTGTCCAAGCTGGCCTCCCCGAAGGCGTCGAGGTCACCATTATCTTGAACGCGCGCACGTCGGAGGAGGGAAACTAAATGCCACTAGGGATTGGTGCTAGCGGTCTTATGGGCATCGCCCTGGAGACCGTCTCGGGCACATACATCGCACCCACCAAGTTCGTTCCCTTCCTCAGTGAGTCACTGCACCAGGTGGAAGACACTCAGTTCCGTCGGCCCATTCGACAGTCAGCTGCTGTGATCGGCGCCGTTGCTGGTAACGAGCACGCCGAGGGCGACATCGACATGGAGGCGCTCGAGGACTGCCTCATCTACTTCCTGTACTGTTCCCGTACGGCCGTCGTGAAGTCGGGCTCCACGCCTAACTTCACGTACACTCTGACGGGCAACGCAACCAACTTGGCCATTCCCACCAAGACGATGTCGATTACAATCGTCCGCTCGGACCAGGTGTTCGGCTACACGGGTGTGACCGTTGGTTCGTACAAGTTCTCGATCAACAATGGCATCTTGAACTTCGGCGTCAGTCTCATTGCACGTAATGAAGCTACGCAGTCTACGCCTGTTGCGACGTGGCCTACGACAGTGCCGTTCGGCATGGGTCAGTACAGCATCGAGATTCCGACTGCAACGCCCGTGCTCGACACAGACACGTTCGAGTGGACTTGCGAGGACAACGCTGAGGCCAAGTTCAGGCTCAAGAGCACTGGTCGTGGTGCTGACTTCGTCAACTTCGGTGAGCGCGACGTGACGTGGACGATGAGTCGTGACTTCCTGACCCGTGCGGACTATGATCTGTTCAAGTCCGTGACGGCTCAGAGCATCACGCTCACAGCGTCTAAGGGAGCCAACAACAGCGTCTCGCTCCTTATGCCCGTCTCGTACAAGGAGACCTACGAGGTCGGCCTGAGCGGTCAGGGTGACCTCAACCAGGCGAGCATCGGCTACCGTGCAGTCATCGACGGCGCCGGCAAGGACTACCAGATCGTTGTCAAGACGCAAGAAGACATCGTGTAAGCAAAGCAAGAGAGATCGGAAACAGACCACATTAGATTGCGATTAGACAGAGGTTCCCATGGGCCTAAACACCTTACTAAGCCCTCAAGATCCCGATAGTCTAACTCAGTTTGTACGTGGGTTGTTCTGGGCCTTTGTGGTAGTGGGAGGCCTGGAGGGTTCGGCAAGGTTAATGGATTGGCTGACTAGAGGAGAGTCATCAATGCCACTCGCAGTTGTAATGGAAGAGCCTACGCGGAAGGACCTCAAGTCCTGCCCGGGTGGCTATGTCGAGATTCGCCGTATGATTTACGGCGAGAAGCTCCAGCGACGTGCGTACAACTCCAAGATGGAGATGAAGATGCAACGTGGCAGCAAGGACGCGACGAGCATCATCGACATCTTCAAAGAGGAGTCGGAGCTCTACGACTTCGCACACTGTATCGAGGGCCACAACCTCACCAAGATGGTCGACAGCGCTGGCCAGCCGTGCAAGGCAGACGCCCCCGGCGCACACGAGGAGCCGCTCGACTTCAAGAAGCCCGCCGATGTGAAGTTGATCGCGGGTCGGATTGCGGAGGAGATTGCCACCTACATCGACGAGATCAACAACTTCGAACTGGATGACGAAGCAAAAAACTCGAGTGGCGCATCCGCGCCTTCGTCGTAGCTAACCGTCCGTTCGAAGACTTCGATGATGACGGCTCTGTGATCATATCTCTAATTCAGAACTGTAAAACTCTCCGAGCGCTTCCACGGCCCGGAGGGGTCCTCGACCAAGATAGCTTCTTCATATACATGCTCAACGTGTATGAATCAGCTCTTAGCGAGAAGCGGGACCTGGAAGAGAAACGATCAGAGGCCCGGAGACGTCGATTGCAGGGGAAGCAGTGAGAGGAGGAGACGGTGCCCGCGTCAACACGTGAGATCTATCTCCTCCTCCGTGCACGTGATGAGGCGTCACGAGTAGTTCGTAACTTCAGCTCCGAGCTTATGCGGTCGGCAGCCGCAGCACAAGCAGCAGCTCGTCGAGCAGAAGCAGAGACCCACAGGCAGACAGCAGCCAACCTTCGCGCAGCAGGTGCAACGCGTCAGCAGGTTCAGGCTCACATTGCAATGGCGCGACAGCTGGATGCGGAAGCTCGAGCCATTGAGGAAGCCGAAGCTCGACAGCGTCGCTTCGGTCAATCACTCTCGGCAGTCTCGGGTGGCTTGGAGACTCTCGGTATCGGATTTGCTGTGGCCGGAGGTCTCGCACTAGCCTTCCTACATGGCTCGGCACAACTCTGGGCTGAATACGAACGCCAGGTTGCCCTCACACGTACGCAGGTTGATGGCTTCTCTGCAAGCATGCAAGAGGTTGGCGACATCGGCTTGGACATCGCGCGGCGCATTCCCGTCGCCTTCGAAGAGATCCAGCCTGCACTGTTCGACATCTTCTCGTCCACGAATGCCAACCTTGCACAGTCCAAGATTCTCCTTGAGGCCTTCTCCAAGGCAGCTGTCGCTGGTCAGACGGACATCCAGACCGCTGCACGCGGTACGATCTCCATCATGAACGCGTACAACATTCCGTTCGAGAAGGTAAACGACATTCTCGACATCCAGTTCGAGTTGGTCCGAAAGGGTGTTGGTACCTACGAGGAGTTTGCTAACGTCTTTGGTCGAGTAGTTCCAGCAGCTACACGGGCTGGTCAGAGCTTCGAGACCGTAGCAGCCATGTTGGCGTTCATGACCCGTAACGGTCAGAGCGCTGCCATGGCCTCTACGTCTGCCGCGCGTGCCCTCGAGGCTTTGACGAACCCGAAGACCGTGTCGCGTATGGAGGATATGGGTGTTAAGGTCCGCGACATCCATGGAAACTTCCTACCACTCATCGACATCCTGACGCAGTTGCGGGAGAAGATCCTCAAGCTGCCTCCAGCTGACCGTGTCGCAGCATTGACCGAAATGCTGAAGAGCTCCGGTGGTACTATCCAGGCGAGGCGTTTCATCGAGCAGGTTCTACTGCGCGAGGGCGACCTGGAAAACTTCCGCGACCTCTTGACCTCCATGAGCAACGCTTCAGGCGTTATGGAGGAGAAGTTCGGCGACATGGCTAACACAGCCGCGGCAAAGATGCAGCTGTTGTCCAACCGCTGGACAGTTCTTCGTCTCGCTATTGGTGAGGCCGCTGCACCTATTCTGCTGAAGCTCGTGGAGTTCCTCAGCAAGATTGTGGAGTGGTTCAACAACCTTGACCCCAGCACAAAGAACATTATCACGCAGTTCCTAATCTGGGGTGGAGTACTTGCTACCGTTGGTGGCATACTCCTGATCTTCTTGGGCTTCCTTGCCGGACTCGTTGCAGCAGTTGTCACTGCAGGCACAGGGCTCCTTTACTTGGTCGGAGCTGTTGCTGTACTTGGTGCAGCCTTCGCAGGTGGTGCTGCTGGCATAGCACTACTGTGGAAGCGCAGTGAAGGATTCCGCAACGCAATTGATCAGCTGAAGAATGCCATCCTAGACTTCTGGAAGAACTCGTTCATGCCTGCTTGGCAGACGATCGTGAAGTTCTTCGAGGAGCGCGTCCTTCCTGTCACGAAGGAAGTTTGGGAAACGTTCGGGAAGAACCTCGCCACTGCAATCAAGTTTGTAGCCGACTCTATCCAGAACTTCCTCGTGCCTCTTCTGCAAGAGGCTGTGAAGTGGTACACGGCGAACAAGGAGTCTGTCGACAGAGCCATCGGCGTCCTCATCACACTTGCCAAGTGGATTGCGATCGTCGGTGGTGTCCTCATCGCGGTGTTCGTTGGCATCATCGGTGGTTCAGTCATTGCCATGATAGGCATCTTCATCGCCACGATCATGACCGTGGTGGCGGTCTGGACAGCAGTGGTAGATGCCGTCGTCGCAGCTGCGAAGTTCCTTGCCGACGTCTGGCACACCGTTTGGGACGCCGTCAGCTCCTTCTTCGTCGAGGTATGGAACGCCATCGTCAGCTTCCTTCAAGCCACTTGGAACTTCATCGTTGGCCTGTTCATGGGCGTGATGGGCTTCCTGGGTAACTTGTGGCGTACCTTCTGGCAGAGTGACATTGGCGAACTGATCATCGCCATCTTCCAGCTGATTCAGGCAGCAGCCGAACTGTTCTGGACGATCATCATCAAGCTGTTCCAGATCGGTGCAGAGATACTCCGCCGCATTTGGGAAGCTGTCTGGGGAGCCATCAGCAGTGCTGCCCAAGCGGTGTGGGGAGCCATCAGCGAATTCTTCCAGATGATTTGGAACGGCATCCTTGCTTTCTGGAACATGATCTGGGGTGCCATTGGCGACGAGGTTATGGGTACGCTGAACGCCATTTGGTCCTTCATCCAGATGATCTGGAACGCTGTGAGCAGCTTCACTCAGACTATCTGGAATGGGCTTGTCAACATCATCAGTGCGCGGGTCCGTGAGGCATGGAGTATCGTCACGAGCGTGTTTACAACCATTCGTGACTTCTTCGCGAACGCTGGCACCTGGCTGCTAGACGCTGGTAAGTCAATCATCAGCGGACTCATAGAAGGTATCACATCGAAGATCAACAAGCTCAAGGACAAGCTCAAGGAAATGGCCAAGATGGTCAAGGACTTCTGGCCATTCTCACCTGCAAAGCGTGGACCGTTGTCCGGTACTGGTGATCTGCGTAACGCCGGTCGGTCAATTGTCAACAGGCTAACAGAGGGCATGCTACGAAACTCTGATGCGTTGGCTGGAGCGTCGGCTCAACTGGCGCGGAAGATCAACATCAGTCCCGAAGGAGCGTTCGAAGCTAGCAGCGCAAGCGGTTTTGCCCCTGTGGGGCCCAGTGATGCGCAGGGCGGCACATCGAAGATCATCAATAACACGTATAACATCTACACACAAGAGATCGATCCTAAGCGCAATGCCGCTGAGCTTGGGTTCCTCATTGACGGGAGGTTGTGATGGTCGCCCCACTTCCTACCGGTGACTACGAGTTCCTGTTCGTTGACAACAACGGTGACGGAGTGCTACTCAACTCCGACGCAAGTCCGTCGCAAGGCTTCGTTGACGTGACTGAGGTTACGGGTCTTGACAACTCACCGTTCCGAGAGACGTTCCGAGACCACGAAGGAGCCGATGGAGGCTTTCTCGATGCCGAGTTCGAGAAGGGCCGCGACATTCTAATCACAGGTGTCATCTACTCACCGACTGCCACGCTTGAGTCGTACCTTGATAGCATCAAGGCCAACTATGCACCACGCACAGCCAACAATAGGTTGTACTTCTACACGCCTGGAGTTGGCGTTCGGTACCTCAACTGCAAGTCACGTGGTGTTCGATACGACTGGGAGACTCTTCGGCGAACAGGTACATCTAAGATCCAGTTCGGCTTGTACGCAGAGGACCCTCGCATCTACTCCTACCCGTCGTTGACTGCTTCCCTAGGTTGGGTGAGTGGTCCTGCGCAGGGCTTCGGATTCAACTACGGTTTCAACTTTGGATTCGGCACTCCGCCTGCCGTCCTGGTTGATCAAGTACATGCGTACAACGGAGGGAATAGGCCAGCGCCTGTCATCGTTACCATCGAGGGGCCTGGCATGAATCCTCGTGTCTTGAACGACACGAATGCAGGTGAAGTCCAACTGAACCTGACGTTGCTAACTGGCGACGTGCTAACCTTGGACATGGCAAACCACCTTGCAACGTTGAACGGTACAGCGAACCGTCGCAACGCTGTACAAGTGGACAATTGGTTCTTGCTAGCGCCAGGTGACAACGTCGTTCGCTTCCAGCTTGTCGGTGGCGGAGGTACTGAAGGTGTAACCAGGATGACGCTCAACTGGAGTAGTGCGTGGAGGTGAAGTATGACAGAGATTAATCCGGCTGCGTGGTTCCAGAATCGCTCTGACCACTCTGCAGCCCAGCTGCGTCTCGCTATTGGTGGTCTACTCACGCACTTGGACGAGGGCGGCGTCTCCGATCCACTGCTGCGTCCAGCAGGTGGTGTGTCGCCCACGGCACCGATGTTCGTGGAGCAGACTTCACCTGCAACTATGCAGGTTAGAGTTCACCCAGGTATTGCAGTCGTAGCAGGTACGGAGAATGCACTTCAGGGTGCATACATCTGCATCAACGATGCAATCAAGAACCTGACCATCGCTGCTTCTGATCCTTCGCTGTCGAGGACCGACAGGGTCATAGCGAGGGTGCGCGACCAACAGTACTCAGGTGTGACCAACGCTTGGGCACTGGAGATAGTAACTGGCACGCCCGGTGGTGGTGCTCCGGCGTTGCCTGCCAGTTCGCTTGAGATCGCACGTGTCACTGTTAGTGCTGGAGTGACAACAATCCTCGATGCCAACATTAGCTTCGCGAATCGGCGGTTCTTCTCGGCTGCGGGTGGTTGGGAGCCGTGGGAGACGCAAGCTGCCTTCGTCGCCATGCTTCCGGGTGGACCCTACGCGCACAACTGGATTCTTGATCGCACCACCCTGACGCATTATTACTCTGCACCGGGTGGTAGCTTCGACGAGTTCTTCACCCAGCGCAACGGCAACAGAGGCTACTTCCAAGGCAAGTACTACACGGGCACCGGGACCTTGTTTAGCGGTACCGCTGAGGCTACAGTCACCAACCTCGACACTGGCACGATTACCTTTCCAGGTGGTGCCGTGGCCGTGGGT